CAGACGATGACTCAGATGAGGTCTAGAGCAGGTCGTGCAGCAACTGGTGCATTTGCTGGAGCGCAAATGGGTGCATCGATGGGAGGAATGATAGGAGGGCCAGCAGGCGCAGGACTTGGCGCAGCCATTGGAGCAGCTCTGGGAACGATTACTGGATTATTGATGTCTGATCCTGGTTGGGTACAAATGGAGAATACAGTTCGCACTAAATTTGGAATTGTAATTTCCGAGGGATTAGCGAAAAGCATTGCAGCGGAAGCCGAAGGGGGCAGTGGATTGGTAGCCATGTTCCTCAATTTAGACAAGATTATTGAAGAATCTGGAGGAATAACTGCTGGCAATGTTGAGCTGTGGGCAGAGAGAATGAAAGCAGCTTTTGATCCAATAAATTTTGATTTAGGAGAGACGCAGGAAGTGTTGGATGAAAATTTTGCATCCCTCATTAAACATGGAACAGAAGCCAGCGGTGTTCTAAAGCAACAAGTATTGGATTTAATTCTATTAGATGACCAGTATCAAACAAACATTGAATCGATTCGAGAATATACAGATGCAATGGTAGGCATGACTACTACAGGATTGGAAACATTTACCAGCGGTGTCCAATCAGCTAGAGACGCATTGGTGGAAGCATTTGAAACCGAATTAGCGGAAATTATGAACGTTGATAAGGAACTGGAACGAAATTGGGGATCAACTACGGCACAAATGGAAATAGATGCTGAAAACTTAAGAGTAGCTTTTAAAAAGACTTTTACTGAAGAGATGGGGCAAGATTTTCAACAATTAGCGGATTTGACTTCTTTAACCTTCCTTGCCATGCAAGCTGATGGAGTCGGTTATCTTGAGATCTTAAAAACCCTTGATCCTGAATTGACGTTGTTGAATGAGTTGATGGAACGCATGGGAATTGAAGCTTCAGGAACTATCGCTGAATTGATGAAGATGAATGAATTTGCGACTTTAAATGCAGATTTAATTGCTCAAGTCGATGGCCTGAACCAGATGATAATCGGGTTAGCGAATTCCGGTCTATTGACCGAAGAAGCATTTACGTCAATGTCTTCGATTGTTAACCAACAGTTTGATGATCTTATAGCAGGAGGGTTGGAATCTGATGCAGCATTAAGGTTCATGGTTCCCACTCTTTCGGCATTGGAAGATTCTGCTAAACTCTATGGATTAGAGATCGATGCCAATACGCAATCCATTATTGATGAAGCCCGAGAGACAGGATTGATGGCTGACAAGGGCGAAGAGGCAATGGTAGCATTAACTAAGGCGATAGAAGACGCAGCCGATAAAATGGTTGAGGCGTTTAATACATTCGCCACTGACACTGTTGCGTCTCTCAAGGACGTTTTTGATGGAGGATCTGAAGATTCAATGCGACTGGCACAATCTATTATAGACGATACTGCATTAGCCCAACAAGCTTTGGATACACTCTCTCTGCCAGACTTCGATGCTGTATCGATTGAAATAGAATTCGATGACGAGCAATATGAAAGTGCAAAAATAAGAACGACAAATTACGCACGTGGAGGCATGTTGACTCGTCCGACATTAATGATGGGGGGAGAAGGCGGTCAACCAGAAATGATCGGCCCAGTCGGATTTATGTCTAAAGCCTTAGAAGGGGCATTGACACATTCTGGACAAGCCGCAGAACAACAAGCCATGTTGGAAGAGATGCGCGGATTGCGGTCAGATATGCAGACGCTTCCTATAATGATGCGTGATGCAATTATTCTAGCAGGATAGATAATGGCAACAGCAACTCTCGCTCTTGAAGGACAGTTATCGATTGGATGGATCGTGGGACAAGTAGGTTCCAGTGAAGTAGGGGAAACTACCTATATTGAGATCGGGGAATTTGAAGATCTGACTCCCGATGTAGTTTTATCCAGTCCCAAAGCTTCCTACGGTATTAAAGGGTCTGGCCCGATGGACAGGGTTGCTGGAACTGGGACTTTAAAATTTACGATGGACAATTCGGTACTTAATTCCGGTGGAGTATTGGGATACTATACTCCAGGCCATACGAATGCAAGAACGGGATGGGAGATTGGGAAATCGATTCGATTGAAAGCTTCTTTCGATGGAACTGATTACTATAAATTCCGTGGAACTTTAATCAATTGCTCTCCGACCGCAGGAACACATGGAAGAAGAATTGTTGACTGTACGGCAGTTGATTGGATGGATGATGCAGCCCGATCACGAATTAAAAATTTGGATATTGCTACCGACCAACGGTCTGATCAACTCGTAACTACGTTAGTCACGGATTCAGTCACCAAACAACCTGCTGCGACTTCATTTGCGACGGGACAAAGTACATTTGATTATGCATTTGATAATTTGTCGGATGCTAATACTCCTGTGCTTCGTGCCTTGGCTGATGTAGTCATCAGTGAGCTGGGTTTCCTTTACGTAAAGGGCGACACTACTCAAGGAGGGACTCTAAAATTTGAAGACCGCCATACACGACCAAAAGCAGGAGCAGCTGTTGGTGATTTCGATGAGACAATGAATTCTTTGGAAATTTCACGATCACGAGGGGATTTAATTAATCGAGCCTATGTTATTGTGCATCCTCGAACGGTGGATGGATCGGTAACTGCGTTATATGAATTAACCACTACGCAAACAAATCCCAATGTCATTGCTGGTCAAACTATTACTTTAATCGCCCCGTTTACCGAAGCTTCAATTAATGCATATCGTGTGGCTGGCCAAAGTCTTGTTACCCCTGTGTCGGGAACTGATTGGGTTGCCAACAGCGCAGCCGATGGGTCTGGCACTAATCTAACCAGCGATGTTGTGGTTACATTGGCAGAAACATCGGCTAACTCTGTCACGTTCCAGATTGTCAACAACCATGCGACATTGACTGCGTATCTGACGACGTTACAGGTACGAGGAACCGGCGTTCGAGATACAACCCAAACCATATTAACAGCATCAGACACAATAAGTGAAAGGGATTTTGGAGAGATCGATACCCGTATTGATATGAAATATGAATCGAATGCAGGGGAATATGGGAACGAAATTGCTAAATGGATTTTGAATATTTATAAAGACCCTCGTAATGTTGTTAAGAAAATGTCGATTATTGGCAATTCATCTGATGCATTAATGACACAATGTCTGGCTCGAGAGCCTGGGGATAAAATTACTTTAACCGAGGCTATGACAGGTATTGAATCGACAGGAGGGTCGGGAGCCGAGCTTGCATTTTTTATCAATGGTGTTGATTTTGAGATTTTAAAAGGTAATATATGTAAAGCCACATGGACATTGGCTCCTGCTGAACAGCAATCAGCGTGGATTTTACAGACACTGGGAGCAAGTGAATGTGGGATTAGTACAAATTTGGGGTTTGCATAATGACTGATTGTATTCACGGCCCAGCCGAGGGTCACGGACATGCAGGGGTTACGGATGTAACCTCTTATCGAGAATACCATACTCGTATCGTTGGTGAAAAAGAACATGAAGTAGAAACGGTTCGTGAAGCTTATATTAATCACGGTCGTTGGATTGTAAACTGCGATTGTGCAGGAGCAGGTTTAACATCACGTTCATGGAAAGTATCATGTTGTTTTGATTGTGGAGCAGTCTATACAAAAATTAAATTCCCTAGAAATGCGACAAAAATTGAATCAGCTTTATTGATTCGTCCAGCATTGGTAAATCGAAATTGGATGAGGGGAGAGACTTTAGAACGATTGCTCTCAGAAAACGATAAGATGCAGAAACCGGTAGAAATCTAATGGCTTTCACAACACCCCGTACCTGGGTCACAGGTGAGCTGGTCACTGCAGCTCTTTTGAATACCTATGTTAAAGATAATCAAGTTGCGATGTATGCTGGCGCAATGAGCATTGCAAGTCAAGCTGCTGATGATGTGATCATCGCATCATCGTCTACGCAACTTGGAAGGACAGCCAATCTGGGTGTCGCGTCAGGAGGCACTGGCGCATCTACTCTCACAGACGGTGGCATCCTGCTTGGCAGTGGAACTGGCGCGATCACGCCGATGACCGCGCTCTCAGACAGCGAGATGATCGTGGGCAATGGCGCAACTGATCCCGTGGCCGAAAGTGGCGCGACCCTTCGCACCAGTATTGGCGTGGGCACCGGAGACAGCCCACAGTTCACGGCGATTGAGGTTGGTGCAGCGAGTGACACCACGCTAGCCAGAGCGAGTGCAGGAAATCTGACCGTTGAGGGAAATGCCCTCTACCGCGCTGGTGGCACAGATGTCGCTATTGCCGATGGTGGGACAGGGGCAGGAACCGCTGCTGCTGCGTTCGCCGCGCTCTCGCCACTCACCACGCGAGGGGATA